CTGCTTGTGGAGGGGCTATAGGCATTGGCGATTGACCCATTGCTCCAGATCCAAACTTTGTTGCATTAATTCCACCAAAATCCATTCCAGCATTTGCTGTGGTTGCTACTCCGTCTATACCAGAAAGTGAATTTGGATTTGCTGGATTTACACCTCCTGCAGCAGTTCCTGCCCCAGCTGCGTCTCCAAAACCGCCACCTATACCAGCTCCTATGCCACCCATAGCTGCTGACTTCAAAGCATCTTCTGCAGAACCTCCTTGCATAAGAGACCCTACTCCAGATCCTATAGCAGCTGCCATCCAAGGGGCCATTCCTGTAAGTAGTGAAGGAGCTAATGCTCCGAAGATCATTGGTAACATTTTATTCTCCTACTGCTTTCATTCTTTGGACTAATCTTTCAGCCCTATTAGGCACTTGTTTGTACCATTTTGAATCGGTCATCTCTAATGATGCTTTTTCCCACATACCTTTATTTACAGCTAATTTTAGTTTACTAAACTTTGACAGTCTTGTGTACCCTAAATTATACATCATATTACATAATATTAATTTTACCTCTTCTGGTAAACTAAAAAAATCTTTATATAACCTTTCGCAATCTTCTATTGTTCCGATTATATCCTCATTAAAACAAGTGTTAATACGCTTTCTAGTTACTGGTGTTCCAACTGCCATACCGTATTCTGGGTCAGCCTTTTTTACTAAGTGCCCAATTCCAAAAGTTGGTAAAGAAAGATGATCAAGGTATATTTCTTCAATGTTACCTTCATCTATTTCTATTTCTTCTCTAAGTTTATTAATATCCATCTTTACCTCTATTTTTTCTTACTGATTTAACATGTTTAGTGTAAAAGTATCTTTCTATTATGCCAAAATAAATAGAAAGCTTTAAGTATATCCACATCATTTTTTAATCCTTTTTGTTTTTATGACAATCACAATTGCATTCTTTTTTTTCACACTCATAAGCTTTGCAAGTTTCACACATTATTTAGTTAATCCTTTGTACTTTTCAAAACTTCTAAGTCCACCCAATCCGAGCATTCCCATCAAAACCGTCATAAGGCTACCCATGTCAAATGTTGGCAGTTCTGGTATAACAACATTTAAATAAGCACATATAAATATAGTAACAGGAGCTAAAACAAAATGCCAGCAGAGAGCAATTCCGCATGTCCAACCGATAAAGGGGCGCCACCCGCTTACAAAGATGGATTTGTGCTGTGCTTCTGCTTTGTTTATTTCTATTTGACCTTTTGCAAGCTCTGCGGCATGATTTTCTGCCATTGTTGCCACCTCATGTGCCAACTTGTTCTTCATGTCCTTATCTTCTATGAACTTTCCAAGAAGATTAGAAACTGGCCCTATTAAAGCTGTAAGCATTTAAGTTCCTTTTTTCTTTGTTTTCTTTATATCTTTAAAATGAAAAAGCTTTTTACTACTAGCTGTATGAGTTGCGCCAGTATGCAAAGCTCCATCTTTCATCTTGTGAGTCTTGCCTTTAAACTCAGTTCCATTTTTTAAATAATGTTTTACACCCTTCATTAGTACACCTTCACTTTCTTTGGATCTACTGTTGGTACTAGTTTACACATACACTGATAAAGCTCTTCTTTTTCATCTTTTTTAATAACCTGATTGTGTAATCTTTTTTTATAAGACATACAATCATTTACATCTTTAAAATATATACTTCCTTCTACTTGCAATCCCAAGTAACATATCAACATAAATGCTGTCATTTACAAAGAACTTTGTGGTGTTCTATGTATTGCAAGCTCTTGTATGCTGGCTACAACATGCAATCTATTTGCAGTTGCTGCTGTTACCTTTATAATCTCTCCGCTTTGTAAAACCAAATTATTAGTTAATAACTCAACAGTAGTATTTGCAGCTACGGCTTTAACTTTAAATAAACTAAATACTGCATTAGCCGTATCCGTAATCGTTACTGTTATTGTATCAGCATTTCCAGAATCTTCCGATACTAATATAGAACTTACAACAGATGTATTAAAGTCAGCTGCGCTAGGCGCTGTATAAAGAACAGTTGCACTTGTTGCAGTTAGGTCTAACTTAGCATTTGTTATACCTACAACATATTGTGGGATTGTTGTTATAAACATTATCGTTGTCCGTCTTCAATAACGTTAGCTTGAGGAGTTCCTAATTTAAATTTAGTTCCTAAAGCACTAGACTCTACACGCAATGCAAAGGTTCTGCCTCTAATTCTAAAGTCTAATTTTTCTGTATAAACTTCTACTGGGCTTGTTGCTGACCTTGTGGCTGTACCTACTGATGTTTGTGTAATACCAGAACCAGAAAACGTTTTAGCTTTTAAAGTAAAATCTACAGTTGGGTTTATAGATGTCGATCCATTAAAATTTATATCTGGAACTATTCTACTAACAAATGAAAACTTATCTTCTTTACTAAACCCCATTGGTGCTGATTCAACATATGCTGTCATAGCTAAACCATCATCATCATAACCAACTTCGTGGTTATATAAATAATTGCCTCCTGCTGCTATAGGTAAATTCCTAATCCCTCTATCTAACCATGCCTGTCTAGCCATAGTGCCAAAATACCAAACACTCTCTAAGTAATTATAAACTACATAAGAGTCTACTTCTGTGCTGTTTAAAGTAGGGTAAAACCACATAATCTCGCTAAACTCTGAATTTATACCCACATGAACTTTATCTTTTTCTTCAAAGTTAAAGTTTAAAAAAACTTTATCTTTTACGGGACAAGATAATTGTTGAGTTTGTCCTCCAGCATATACATAAAATGTATCAGCTCCCATCCAATAAACAGAATCATCAACAGCTATTGCAGCAGAAGGGCACATAATAGTTATATTTTTAGACAACTCTCTTATTCCAAATGTAAATGGAGGCCCAATAAATTTCATTGAGTGCAAACTTTTATTAGTAAAAACAAGCACTTGTTCTTTTGTTTCTACTGCTTGCACAAAAGTAGATCCACCACCTAATCTAATGTCTCCGGCTGTATTTGTAGTAGTTGGGAACCAATCTATAGGATTTTCTTGTGATGAAAATCTAATTAACAAAGGATCTTGAACACCGTTACCATCTGCAGCTCCTACAGTTGCACCTAATCCATCACACCCAAATGCAATAACGTGACGATCTGAGTCTGATACAATTATTTGCTTTGCAACTTGAGGCACACTTGTTTTAGTACCTGTTAATGTGTTTAACTTTACACAACGAGCGCCCAAACCATTTGTTCTGTCCCAGTAAAATATGCCATTATCTCTTGGATTTAACATTAAATCTTCACCAAAATTATCATGTGACCATAGTCTTATCTGAGCACCCGGAACAGTAATAGAAGATGCGCTACCCCAAGGCACAAAATCATCTGTTCCCAAAGTGTTACCTGTAGCTAATCTAACTAACGTTCCGTTATCATGTGCTACAGCTGTAGTTCCTGAATGCCCTCTTGTTACGGTCATAGTATTGTCATCTGTCGTAGCTGTAATAAGCATTAATTCTTCGTCAACTAATATAACATCTCCAGCAGTATTCATCCCAGTTTCATCAATAACATCAATAGCAGTTTCGCTATTATCTAAAGCTTCATTTAATGTCGTTGACAAAGCGCTACTTGTTGTTCCACTAAATTGTCCAGCACCCCAACCAGTTCCACCAACTGTTGTGTTTAATCCTGTATTAAGTTGATAGGTTCCTACTACACTGCTTCCACCATTTGCTGTATCAGATCCGTTAGCCGCAAGACTTGCTGTAACTGTATAAGTATTAGAACTTACAAGTTCTGTTATTTTGTATTCTTTATTAATAACTGCTGCTGTAAAATTACCACCTAAACTAGCAGAGCCTGAAAATGTTACAAAATCATTTACATTAGCGCCATGAGCAGGGTCTGTTACTGTAATTATTGCTGATCCATTAGCCGCTGCAAAGGTTATATCTCCAGCAGAAGTTGTGCTTCTAATAGGGGTTATATCACTAAGAGTTTGACCTTCTTCAATATAATACTTTAACTCTGTTCCAATACCCATAAAATCAGATCCATCTAAAGCAATCCAGTTATGCAGTCTTCTTGCATTTCCTTCTATTGTGCTTTCTGTATATTTAGACCAGCCTCCTATTTTTTCAGGAGTGCCTAATCTAAATCTTACTTTATCTGAATCGACAAATCCCCCTTCGTTACTGTATGGAGTAACATCAGAAATAATACCGGGTTTAAATTTTAAAGGTACAAATGCCATTATGCTAAATTCCCTGCTACCGTTCCATTTTGTGTCAATGACACATTGCTATTGCCTAATATATAATAACCTGAAGAGCCAGCGCTTGACCCTGCTGCTCCATTTGTTGGGGCTGTTGATGGGTAAGATATAGTTGTCCCTGAACCGTTGCCTCCAGCAGATCCTGCAGTGCCATTAGCACCTAATGCTCCACCTGCCCCGCCTGCGCCACCGCTACCTGCACTTGATCCTCCACTACCACCACTACTACCACTTGCAGCTGACTGAGCAAATCCTTGACCAACACCGCCTGCACCAGCTGCCCCGCCTGAAGTTGGCGATCTAACAGCAAGAGATAAAGTTGCAGTCATATTGTTATAGAAAAAATTCCCACTAGGTGATGAGCTTCCATAAGGAGGTTCAGTATAATTACAAAAATAATACGTTGTATTTGCTGCTAAATTTGCCTTTACACCACTCCATCCAGCTGCTGTCCAAGATGTACCTGCTCCATAATCATCCCCACCTTGACCTTGGCTTTTTGTGTCTTCTGCAGTGCTTATATTAATAACAGGATTACCATAATGTCCTCCATAGTTATTTTCTGGAAAAACATTATTTATGTTTGCAGATAAAGAATATTCTGCTGATGTATTGACTTGAAATGTATACCAAACAGGACCCTTTTGAGAAATAGTAGATCTAAGTGAAGTTCCTTGTTGAACATTAAGCCCCCATTCACCACTACCTATGCCTGACCAAGCCCTTGGTCCAAATTGAGTATTAGGACTATAACTAACAAAATCAGGCTTATCTCCTGTTTTATCTGTAACACTAGATGCTTGAGAAGATATAGCAGCACTACCTACGCCACCTACACCACCATTACCACCACCACCGCCACCACCTTTAATATTAGCACCACTATTGTTTACTACTGTTGTTGAAACAGCAGCAGCCAAAGCTGTACCGCCTCCTTGCCCAGATGCTCCGCCCATCCCATATATATTACCAGAGTTTGTAACTGTTATTGATCCAGCGCCACCAGAAGCTATATCAATAGCAGCAGCACTAGTTGATGTGCTGTAAACAGTTACCCCTGCGTTTATTACAATAAATTTAGGATAATCTACAGCGTAGTCATCTCCAAATATACTTGTTCCTGATTGCTGTGTAGAGTTTGATGAAAATGTTTTCTTCCATCCTTTAGCTTGAGAATAAAAATCACTAAAACTAATAGCTCCACTTGTTGGTACGCCTGCAGATAAATTAGTGGCTGTGTTATTGCCAGCATTAGATTTTACATTAGTATTTGCTCCACGATAATAACTAGCCATATCAATGGCACTACTGCCACCTACAAATTCAGTTCTTAAATCTGATGCTGCTATTGTTCCTGAAGCTGTTATTGTCATTATGGGCTTCCATAAGCTGTTATGTTATTTGCAGATGTAACCGCACCTGTAGATGCTAATTTAAATACTGTAGTACCGTTATATTTAAACAAAAGATCATTGTCTCCTGTATCTAGTATTATGCTCCATTTACTAGAACCAAATAATATAGACTTACCATTTGTATCTAAATTACCTCCTAATTGAGGTGTGGTATCGTTAATTAAATCTGTAGGAACTAGAGCAACATTAGCATTTCCTCCTGTGCCATCTGCAAAAATAATATTACTGGCTCCGTTTGCTATAGCTACTGTTGTCCCACTACCGCCACCTTGTTTAATTGTAGCAGTTTGTCCTGTGCTATTTTTAAATATATACCATTTTTGTTGATCGTTAGGATCTATAGTTACATTAAATGCTCCACTAGGAGTGCCTGTTAGTATAATTACTTTATACTGGCCATTAGATAATGTGCCGTCACTTGTTGTTAATGTCACAGCTCCACTTACCGTTAAAGTTAAAACTCCATTTAAAGCTCTGTCAATAATATCAAAGTTTGCATTGGTTGTTGTGCCCCATGTTCCTGATTGTTCTCCAACTCCAATTTTTTCTAGCCCAGTATTTCCTGTATATGTGCTTGCCATTTTTACCTCATGTTTCTATTTCTACCCAAGACTCACTCCCAGATGGATTAATTGTTGTGTACGTTTCGTTTGCTGCTGGAGCAATATTAACAAACAGCAACTCTCCAATAGAAGATTGGTCAAAAATTACATTTTTAGTTGCCTTTCCTGAACCTATGATATTACATTCTGGGTCTACTGTAAACTCTGGCTCTAGTGTTGCATCACCTAATCTTAATCTTACACCTATAGATGTTTTTGTATAATTAAAATCTAACTCTGCATTTGTGCTACCAGTAATATATAAACCTGTAGATGTTTGAGTAAAAGCTGGTATCAAAGTAGAAATACCAGACATAGTTCCAACACCAACACTAATAGCAATAGCAATAGCAGACTGCTCAGATACTCCAGCTAATAGAATATTCTGATCAGAAATAGCTCTTTCACAAAATGTTGATGCACCTAACATTAATCAGCTTCCTCTATTGCTTCTCTTGCTTTCTGTCTTGATGACGTGATATCGTCAGGTATTGCTACACCTTTTTCAGCATGTCTAATTACATACCAATCTGTTGATGCTAAGTAGGCTTGGCTAGTTGCGTTAGTGACTGCTTGAGCATTAACTGCTATCTCTGCATCAGTGAAATCCGGGGCAGGAGTGTTACCTTCTGCTATCCATGCGAGTACGTCACCACAGTGACGATTAGCAGGGTCATTAGGTATTGAAATAGTGTCGTTGACTATGTATCCAGCTTTACTAGATTTACAAGATACTATCCATGCTGTGTTGTTTTTTTGGTTCATCTTATAACTCCGAATCTGCTGTAAATACAAGTACAGCACTGTTTGCACCTGCATAAGCTCTGTCACCTAGTGAAGAGAATCCACCTAAGTCAAAACCTAATGACGTTGTGCTGGTTGTAGCCCCCTGTGCTGCAGTAGTGCTTGTTGAAGCCTTACCTGCTGCAGACCCTTGAAATGTCACTGTAGTGTCAGCTAACCGTGCAATAGTAGGAGCAACTCTCATATCTGGTGAAAGTTTAGCATTAATTCGCATACGAGCCGTAGTATTAGTAGAACCCCACAATTCTCCATTTGATATATTTTGAAAATACCTTTTACACAAAGCTAGTTCTTCCCCATATGACCTATGCTCAAATGGTGTGGCTACAGAGCCTACTTCCATCTGGACTCCAGTTATGAAGAAGTTGTTGTCTGTGCTACTAAAGAAGCTGTCTATCCCTACTGCACGATTGGTGTTTGTAGCGTTAGTCCATGCTGTTGCGTTTAATGTGCCACTTGTAAAGTCTGAACCACCATGAAGCCAAAAATTTAATTGCAAACTTGCAGCATTATCATCATCAAATGGACTAGACCCATCATCAACGTCAGCAGGAAATGTAAATTCATGTCTTGCCCAACCTGTTGTAGTAGAAAACAACCTAGATATTATTCTACCGTTATCTATATCATATAATTC